ACAAAATATACAGAGGAAGACTTTGAGAAACCTAGTATAATTGGTCAATTTTTGATAATGGGTAAAATTAGAACTTTGTTACCAAATATATTAAATTATGGGACCTTAAAAAAGAAATTAATAGAATGGCACTATAGTAATGATGAACAACTTGCCCTTATATTAAATAAGGATAATTCTAGTGATGATTTAGAATATTATAATAAGATGCAAGAATGGAGGACTTGGGCAGGTACAATGGCTAAAAAGATACTTACACTAATACAATGAAGGGAGGTTATTATGAATAATGATATGGAAGGTTAAAATTACTTTCTAAATACTAGTATAATTAGAAGTGATAACATTAAATTAATAAGTATATGGATAATGGCTTGAGAAATGTTATCTTTGGTGTAATGGCTACAACTATTATTTCCTTTATAGGAGCTTGGGTACAGATAAATTCAAGAATATCTGTATTAGCTGTACAAGAAGAAGATGACCATAATATATTTATCGATAATAAAGATAAATCAGAGAAAGATATGAAGGAATTAATGGATAAAATAAATGATATACAGATTAAGGTAACACAACTAAATGATTTAAAACAAAATAAATACTGATATGAATATATTTAAAAGAATAGGCAAATTCTTTAACAAATTCTTTTCTAGACCTAATCAAATAAGGTTAGCCAAGGATATTGCCGGAGCATTGGTAAGTTTTAGTAATGATACTGCTGCAGTAAATATTATTTCTTATGTATTTGAAGTACTAGAACCAGCTCCAGCAATATCATTAAAAATAGCTAAGAAGTTTATATTAGAGGCATCTCCTGTTTTATTCAGGGTTTTTTCTATAATGGATGCTTCAGATGAATCTAAACTTGATGAAAAGAATATAACTAAGGTATGTGAAGAATTTAATAAACTTGGTAAGATAGCTGATAAAGAAAGTTTACAAAAATGTGTAACTCGTTTTATTAAGAATGATGGTAAACTTTCTTTTGATGAAGCTTATAAGTTAGTGGTTAACAATTTAAAATAATAAGTAGTATGGAAAAATTTATTTTTAGTGATGTTCAGATTAAGGAATATTCTAAATTCCTTGATGGGCTTATTAATTTTAGGAAATTTTTACCCAAGGATGTAAAAGTTTTTCTTATTTTTAAGTTTAATCTTGGTAAGTGTTTAGAGAAATATGATAGAACTCTATGGGAAAATATCCTTAAATTCATTAATCAGTTATACAAGGATAATAAAATATCTGATAATATGGCTGATTTACTTAAAGATATTTTTAAGGCTTGGGATGATGCCTCTCAAGATGAATTAGTAAATATTCTTACTAAGGAGATTGCTGGTAAAGTAAATATCTTGGATAATGATACTCAGGAGGAAGCTTTTATCAAATCTATCTTGTTAATGCTTTCTACTTTAAAACCAGATTTGGTAAAATCTTTACATGATTCTTATCAAAAGATAAGTGATTCTGCAGATAATCAATAAATAATTAGGTGGTCTAAATACTTAGGCCACCTTTCTAGTTTTTATAATATGGCAACTAATTCTATAAATAGAACTTTACCTGATTCAGGTAGTGTTGAGTTTAGAGTATATGTACACAAGGACCAAGAATTAAGAGCTAAAAGGTTAATAAATGGAATCCCAAGTATTTATAAAAATGCCTTTAAAAATGCTTCAAATGATTTTGGTAAGAAACTTCTTAATATTATAAAAACTTCCCTAACTATAGGACAACCACCAAAAGGTAGTGGTATAAGTTGGGCTCCACATGCAGAATCTACTATACATAATTTAGGAGAACATCCATTATTACATTTAACAGGTACATATCGTAATTCTATTAGTTTACATCATACTAGAACTAGAACATGGGTTGGTTTAAATTATAATATATCAGGAGGTACTAGAAATAAGTCTGGTAGATTATCTGCTGGACATTCAAGAGCTACTTCCTCTAATAAATCTAATCTAACCCTTAATCAAATAGCAATTATACTAGAATTTGGTTCAAAAGATGGAAAAATTCCTGCCAGACCATTATGGAGACCTGCTTGGAAAGTAATGGGTGGAAATAAAGGTTTTCAAATGGCTATTACCAAAGAACTTAGAAAAGAAATTAGAAAATATATATGAAATTTGAATTTACTGATGAGAATGGTAATGTATTATCTACTCCACCTTCTGGAACAGGTAATGGTAAAATATGGGTTAAACCAAACCCATCTAATGTTGATACTGTAGTTAATAATGGACATATAAATGTAAATATTAATGGAGAAATTAAAACTGTAAATCTAGTAGAGTTTACTTCTGCAGCTTCAGGTTCTAATGATTATTCATATGTTCTTTCAATATATGAATATCCATATCAAGAATTTGCAAAGTCAAAAGATATTTCTTGGGAATCAGAAGGTCATAGTAATTCTGTATATTATATCATTGTATCTTATAGGGTTAAAATGGTAAATGGTGTAGTACAAAATATTACTAGGGAAAGAATACCATGTACTTTATCCAATTATCCTGATTGGGTAACTCAACATGAATTAGAAGAATATCAAGTTCAGGATAAATCTGATGAATCCCTCATATTATATGGTTATTCATTAAATTTAGCTATTTCTCAAAATAACTCTGGAGCAACTAGAACTGGTTCTATATTGGTATCAAATAATAATGGTGCTAATTCTTTCCATATTAATATATCCCAAAAAATATATACTGGAGATGGAGGAGTAGTAGTAATAGGTGGTCCTACAGGTATTGATAAGGTATATAATGAGATAATGAATAGACCTACAGATATTTTTTAAAAATAATATAATATATGGTAACTAATGAATTAATCATAGAAAGATCTATATATGCAGCTTTATTAAGGGTAGCTTTAGATTTAAATGTTACACTTAATCCAGATAATTATCTACCTATAAGTAAAGAAAATCAGGATAGATATGAACATGATATGAAGGCTTTATCAACCTTTGTTGGTATATTTGGTTTTGGTAATCCAAATTCTAAGGGCCAAAAAATAACTCCAAGAATAGTAATAGAACTTGATGCTTATTATCCAGGAGATATTGGTATACAACAATTTATGGAAGATACAAATGATAATGATGAATATGCTGAATATGAATATCCCCCTGAAACTAAACATACTTCTTTTGATATACACTTAGTAGCTAATGATTCAAAAGAATTAAGGTTACTACATCAAATAATGTATTCTGCTTTACCTTCTAAAGGTTTTATAAAACCATTTCTTCAGGATACCATTGAAGAATATTTAAATGATAATACCAAATTAGACCCTACTGGTAATTTATTTTTAGAAATTGGTAATTTCTATGATTATACAAATGAAGAGAAAAGTATCATTGAGAAGATATATGTATATAATGTTAAGGATGGTTTATTAGAAGAAAAGATAGATGATAACAATATTGCTCCAATAACTGATATATCTGTACTCCTAAATAATCAAAATAGTGATGATACACTATTACATATACAAAAATAACAATACTCTTTTTAATATAATATATAGTATAACTTAAACATTTTAAATATGAAATCTCCCGTTGTTAATTTTAATTTCATTAATAATAATGTAGAGATTAGTACTCCTACTAATGGTATCTCAGCTGTATTAGCTAGAACTACTAAGGGACCTGCTAATGACCCATCTACATTAATAAACTCAATCACCAAGTTTAAAGAAATATATGGTGAGGAAATAGTTCCTGATGGTACAATTTCAAATATTGAAAAAGCCCTATTGGGTGGTTCTACTTTACGTATAGCTAGAGTACAGGCTAGTGATGCTACCAATGGTTATGTGGGAACTGCAGATGCTACAGAAATAAAGGAATTATTTAAGATTACTTATAATTCTATCTCAGTTGGTTTTGGTTTACGGACTAAATACAAGGGAGATAAAATTGGTAGTGGTAGTTCTTATAATTTTGGTGTAGCTAAAGTTGGTAATAGTATCCTATATAAGGTAGTAGATGCCGATGGTATTACTATTTTGGATTCTGGTATAGTAACTACTTTTAATACTCCTGATACTTTAAATAAGGCTTCATTTGATTATATTGCATTACAGAATTTCTTACTTTCTAATAAATACTTTGAAGCAGTAATAACTACTCCTAGTCCTGAAGTAACTTCTGTAAGTTCTTTAATTGATTGGTTAGCAAATACAGTTGATGGTGGTAATAAGGATTTAACTATTACTTATAATGCTGTAGCATTATCAGATACTTATGTTCTAGTACCTGGTTCAGTTGGTTCTGCTGGGACTACTCCTACTTTGGAAAATTGGGAAGCATCATTTGATAGTCTTTTGGACTATACAGATTACTACTCTGCAATAGCTTCTCATTTAGCTCAACATCTTGAATCAAGTGATGAATTAAGTTTCTATGCTTATGTAAGAAATAAACTTGATACCTTAAATGAGTTCCAATTCTATATTGAAGTTCCTAAGGTTAATAATACTAAAGCAACTATTATTGCTTGGATTACTACTGCTATAGGAACTATAGGTCATTCAAAGTATATTTGTTACTTTGCTGGAGGTATTAAGTATTATAACAATAAGGGTTTACTAGAAAATTGTGATGTACTTGGTACTATACTTGGACTTGATAATACATCTGCTGCAAACTATGGTCCTTATAAATCATTTGCTGGTATGAATAGAGGTTTAATACCTGATGCTAATGGCCCAGTTTGTATCAATTATGGTTCTCCTTCAAGATATGATGATTTAAATGACCTAGCACAATCTTATGTTAATATAATTGTAGTAAAGAATACTTCAATTTCTGGTAAAGTAACTATGTTATGGCACAACTTTACTTCACAAGTAAAACAGGATTCATTTAGATTTATTAGTACTGTAAGATTAGCCTTATATATTGAAAAACAATTAAGGCCTATTTTTGAAAGCTTTATTGAGGAACCCAATATTTGGGGAACTTGGAAAAGAATATATTTAATGGGAAATCCTATAATGGAAAATCTTATTACAGATAATGCAATTACAGATTTAAGTTGGGAAGGAGACCAAGATGCTACTGCTTGGAAAGATTTAAAAATTAATAATGAGGCAGATTGTAGACAAGGTAAATATATTGCTAAAATACATTTTAAAGATGTAGCTACTATGCAGGAAATTACTGTAGACTTAGTAATGGACCAAGCTAGTAAATCTGTAAATACTACAGTACAATAACAATTAAAACATAAATAATATGCCAAAAGCAAAAGTAAGAAATCCAAGGAAAAGTTTTCAATATAGTATTATTTTTCCTAAACATCCAATTAATTCTTATATGGCCCAAAAGGTTACTTTACCAGATGTAGAAGTTGAGGAAGTAACTCATGGAGATATAAATAGGGATGTAAAAACAGCTGGTAGAGTAAAGGTAGGTGATTTAGTTATAGAAAAGCTATGTACAACTTCTGGTTCAGATACTTGGGCTTTTGATTGGCTATCATCTTGTCAGGATATGTTAGTTGGTGGTGGTTTAGTACCATCCCAATATTGGGAAACTATTATAGTAAATGAATTAGCTGAAGATGGAGTTTCTATTCTAAATAGTTGGGTTTTGGATGAGGTTTGGCCTAAGAAAATCTCTGGTTTGGAA